AGACTTATTCAGCGGGTGTGATAGCGAATGCCAGAATTGCCAGGGTGTCAGAGATGATATTCGACAAGGAAGGCAAAGAGATACACGCCAGCACAGCAGTATACGCCTCTACAGTATTGCCTGAAGGCACGTATATAGTTGAGGATGAGCGAGAGGGTGACGCAGCCCCTAACGCCGCAGCAAGGCAGGTTATATGGCTTTCTCAGTCAAGTATGAGAAGTCTGAATAAGATGCTGTTGAGATAGCGGTATGGCAACAACGTCAGTTAAGTTTGTTGGTGTTGATCGCTTTATTAAGAAACTTGAGAAGCATCGGGTCAAGATTAATCGAGTCACGAAAACAGGACTCAGAGAAGCAGCGGAACTGGTTAAGCAAAAAACGCTTGCCATCACCCCTGAAGAATACGGTGACTTGAAAGAGTCCATTAAAGGCGGCAAGGACGGACTGGTTATTAAGTCTGCCACGGGCATGTATACAGAGGTTGGTTGGAAAAGTCATCCTTACGCATTAGCGGTACATGAGTCGCCTGGAGTTTTAAAAGGTAAGCCAAGACCATCGGGGATAGGAAACTATTGGGATGTCACGGGTGAGCCAAAGTTCTTAGAGAAAGCAGTATTTAAGAATTGGCGAAAGATTAAGAAACTTATTGTTAAGAAGCGGAAACTATGAAATCAGTCAGTATAGATATTATGTCCTTACTCGATACCAATAGTTTCGGCACAACGGGAACAGATTTATTTGCCCTAGCGTGGAACGAAGATGTTGACGCTCAAGTGCTTGTCTTGGATAGCGAAGGGATTGAATCAATGCTGAAGGTAGAATATGAAAACCCTACCTTTCAGATATTGGTTAGAGGCGCAAGGGGTGCTGATATGGATACCGCCTTTACGCTTGCAAGAAGCATCTTTGAGTTCTTAATCGTAAGAGTCAGAGAAGTGATAGACACAACAGAATATTTAGAGTACGAGCCAACTAGCAGCATTATTAACTTGGGTCGTGATGAGAATGACAGGGCTGTTTTTAGCCAGAATTTTTACACATTTAGACTACCATTTGTAGGAGCATAACATGAGCGTAGGCATAGGAATGATTGGGCGTGAAGTGACTTTCACATTAGGTGGTGGCGCTTTAGTTGGCGTGAACAGCAAGGGCATTACACTAAACAACGAAGCGGGAGACACAACTGATGACCAATCAAGTGGTTATCAAGAGCGTCTTGCGACTGCATTATTAAAGTCTGCTGAGTTTACTATCAGTGGAATACTGAAGAACATGGAATTGATTAATGCTTATTCAGGCACTTCTCAGATATTTCCAGTGGTTAAAACGTATCCAGATGGATCGACATTAACCTTTGATGCTTTCTTGGACAACGTATCGCATACGGGCGAGTCTAACGGGCTTTATACCTTTGACGCATCGTTTAGTTCATCTGGAACATTGGCATTCGTAGCGGGTACTTAATATTCGCTTTTAATACATGAGGAACAGTCATGGCTATTAATGATACATTACCGTTAAGTTGGGAAGGTGAGGATTACGAGTTAATTGTCACCATGAAGATAGTCGATAAGATTGAGGAACACGTTAATCTTATGAAGATGGTTGGAATGATGAGTCAGGATATTCCCGACATTCGTTTCAGCCAGGCAGCTAAAGTAATATCCATTTTGCTCACGGCTGCTGGATGTCCAGTATCTCAGGAAGATGTGTGGAACGGCATGTTTGGTGATGGTGAATTAACCACTGAAGATGCCGTTATTATTATGTGGAAGATAATTCCCTGTATATTTCCAGAGCCTAAAAAAAAGCCTACAGCGGGGAAAAGATTGAAAAGTTCGACTCGTACCCGTGGGAAACGCTCTACGAAATAGTAGTTGGAGATTATGGCATTGCGCCTTCAGAGTATTGGAAGATGTCACCATCTGAAGTTGCGTTAGTCGTTGAAGCCAAGCGACCCAAAAATCGCGGTGGATTACATGAAGATGATTTTTATGAACTAGAAAGAAGGCGCGAAGAAATGGAAGCAAGTGGAGTGAAAATGATCTAATGGCTGCTGGTTACGATCTAATCGCTAAAATTGGTGCTGACACTTCAGGCGTTAAACGGGGTCTTAAAGATACCTCTCGCGCTCTCAACAAAACCTCTCGTCAACTCAATCAAAACGAAAGAACCTGGAAGTCATGGAGCATACGCTCTGTGGCTGCAACTGTTGCGCTCGGTATGGCAATCTCTGCTGTATCCAGAAAGACAGTTGAATATGCTGATGCCTTCAAAACCGTAAGCAACAAGCTCAAAATCGCCACTGATGGAACTGAAGAACTAACTCATGTTACTAGTGAGTTATTCAAGATGGCGAATGAAAACCGATCTAATATTGAAACCACTGTTGATTCATACTCAAAACTAGAAAGAGGCACTAGAGAACTAGGCTTCACATCTGAGCGATTGCTCGGCATTGTAGACGTAATTGGTAAAGCATTCATCGTTGGTGGCGCGACCGCTAAAGAGATGGATGGCGCGATGAGACAGCTTAACCAGGGTATCTCAAGTGGTACGTTGAGGGGTGAAGAATTTAACTCCGTGGCTGAACAAGCGCCTGTTATTATGGAGGCTATCAAGTCTGCCACTGGAAAGACAGCAGGTGAACTTAGAAAATTAGCCGCCACTGGTGCGATCACAGCAAAAATATTGATCCAATCATTAGACGGGTATAAAGAAAAGATACTCGGTGACTTTGCCAAGACGCAAGCAACCTATTCTGGAAAAATGAACATTGCTCGTAACAAGGCGATTGAGTTTGTTGGCGCTAACGAAGATATAAAGAAAGCCGTTGACGCTGCTGGTGACGCTATAGTTTATTTGTCCGAGAATATTGAAGGTGTTATTACTACAGTTGAGAGGCTTGCAGTTTTGTATGGCGCTACGCTTGTTAATGCAATTGCTAAAGCAGGAATTGCTAAAGCAGCATCTATAAGAATGTCTCTATCTAGTGCGGCAGCGCATTTACAAGATGCTCAGGCAGCAAAGGTTGATGCCGCTGCGAATATAGAGTTGGCGCAAGCAGAGTTAGTAGAGGCTAGGGCGGCACATGCTGCGCTGTTGGCACAAGTAAAGTCAGCACAAGGGAAAGCGGGAAATGCCGCAGCAAGCAAAGCATTAGCCGCAGCGAATATCCAATTAGCAGCTACATCAAAAGCTGTTGCCGCTGCTCAGGCTCAATTAGCAGTAGCAACTAACGTGGTGACAGCGGCAACAAGAAAATCTACGGTTGCACAAAGGGCGCTGAACTTTGCAAGAGGCAACATTGGTACTATAGCAGTATTGGCTGCGTATGCTTTATATGAATTTGTTGATTGGGAAACCAAGGCTGAGAAGCAGTTAAAGGCAACAACGAAAGAGATCAATAAGCAGATAAATTCTTTGGGAAATCTTGGTGAATCTGCCCTAAAAGCGGTAAAGGAAGGGACGCAAAAAGATGCCGATGAAGTAATTGCAAAAATAAATAAACTTGATAAAGAAATTGCAGAGCAGCAGAAAAAAGTAAACGCTGCTAAAACAGCAGAAACACTTAAACTAGCAAGAACTAGGCAAGATGATTTAAAGAAAGAAAGAAGTGATTTAAGAGATCATTTATCTGTATTGGAAAAACTTCAGCAAGGGCAATCTGCTGAGATGCTGAAAAGGCTTGTTGCTGTAAATAATAAAAAGCAAATCCTCATCGACATGGACTACAATGCCGCCGTAGAAGCCGCTAAAAAATATATTGATGTTGCTGCTAAAAAAGCAAGAGATGAAATAAAGGTTGCTCAAGACGCTAGAGATAAATTGATTGCATCAAATAAACTGGTTGCAGAGGCTGCTGTAAAAGAAATTAAACTAGCCAAAGAATATGAAGGCAATAAGGCTGCTGACATCAAAGCAATCAATGAACAGTTGGCTGCTGATTTAATTACTATAAACACTAATAGTGAAGCAGCGATATTAGAAATAAAGAAGAAAGCCGCTAAAGACGCTGAAACTTTAAGAAAGCAATCGCCTGAGTTTAAGGCACAGGAGAGATTGAAAAAGATTGCTGACTCATTAAAGTCTGAGGCACAACTTGAGCAGGACAGATGGGCAGAGCAGAAAGCGTTTCTTGCTACTCAAGGTGCTACAGAATTATCTATGGACGCTGAAAAAAAGCAACTATTCCAAGATGCTGAAACAGCGCACCAAGCGAAGATGCGAGAACTCAGGGGCGATGATACTTTCATAGACGAATTAAAAGAAAGTTTCGCCACTGAAGCAGAGTTTATTGATATGAAATATGCCTCTGACTTAGAGAGACTTGCTGCTTTTTATGAAGGGAAGAAAGGTTTAGATCAAGAATATGCTGATTGGAAAGATAGGCTTGATCAAGAAAATAGAGATAGACAGGCTGCTGCAAGTCAGGCATCAAATGCATTGGAACTTAGATCGAAAACTGATGTCGCTCAAGGTATTTTTAATATAGCTAAAAACTTTGGCGGTAAAAGCAAAAAAATGCAGAAGGCATTGTTTTTGGCAGAGAAAGGTATAGCCATAGGAAGGGCTGTTGTAGCAACTAATTTAGCTGCCGCACAAGCGTTGGCATCGCTTCCATATCCAGCCAACTTAGCGGCTGTAGCGCAAGTTCAAATGATGGGTAACTTAAATATCGCGGCAATCGCAGCGTCAGCGTTGATGGGCGTAAGGAATGTTGGTAGCGGAGGCGGAGGTTCGTCAAGAAGTGCTGGCGGTGGTGGAAGCGCAATTTCATCAAGCGGATTTTCAGGCGGCGCATCTTCACAACAACCAGCGTCACCAAGAGCAATCTCAATTGATATGACAGGCTCAAGCATGTTCTCTGTCGATCAAGTAAGAGAACTAGTTGAGCAGATAAATAACCAGGTTGGTGATGGCGTAAGTCTCGTCACCACAGGAGGATAGAAAGAATGGCAATCACACCAAAATCACCAGGCACTATAAGCCCACCGAACTCACCAACGGCTGAGGCTGAAGGATCTGTTGCTGTTCCCAATAGCCCAACGGGTCAGTCTGTTGGTTCGGTGGCACTTCCTAATTCACCCACGGCTGAAACTGTAGTCGATGTTGGTGTTCCCAATCTACCAACGGCTGAGACTGTAGTAGATGTTGCAGCGCCTAACAGCCCTACTGCTCAGGCGGTAGTTGATGTTGGCTTGCCGACTGATACATCAGCATGGGGAGAAGTTTCTGGCGATCCTTATCCAGTTCCTAACTCACCAACTGCACAGACGGTTGTAGATGTAGCAGTCCCTAACAGCCCTACGGCAGAAACAGTTGTTGATGTTGATTTGCCTAATAGCCCAACAGCCGAAACGGTAGTGGACGTAAGCGTTCCCAATACATTAACGGCAACGGCAGTAGCAGGATTCCCAAGAGCATTAGAGCCATTAGTGGGTATGAACTTCGCAGACGAACTTTATGTTCAAGACAATCGCCCCGTACTCTTTGACGATCTATTCACCTACTCTCGTAACAGTAACGCGACATTCTGGAATAGACGAGTAGACCGAAACGGTAAATGGGAAACATTTTTAGACACTGATTATATTGGAAGTGTGACTAATTTACTGACTTATAGTGAGCAATTCGATCATGCTGATTGGACTAAGACGAATACAACCGTAGCTGCTAATTACGCTAATAATTCAGATGGCGACAAGGTTGCTGATTTAGTTTACCCAACAACCGCAGGCGCAGACAGAGAAATAACCCAAGCAATAACAGGGACAACTGCCGAGCATAATGTAAGTTTTGAGGTTAAAGAAAGCGGGTTTGATTGGGTGAGAATACTCGATGCCGCTGGAACTAATGGCGCTTGGTTCAATATTAAAGCAGGTGTTATAGGAACAATTACAGGCGCTTGTGAGCCGTCTATTATTTACTTAGGTGATGACTGGTATCAATGCTCTATTGGTGACGCTGGATCGGTATCAGGCTCAGCGGAATTGTTATTGGCTGATGCAGACAATAGCGCAACCGCAACCGCTAACGGAACTGATGGCGTATTGGTATGCAAGGCTCAGGCAACACTAGGAATTAAACCCCTACCCTACGTCAAAACAATATCAGCAAGCGATTCACAGACCTTCACAGAGTCATTGCGGCTTGAATACGATCCTATTACTGCCGAGGCTAAAGGGGCGTTGATTGAGGGGGGTAGTACTAATTTAATAGAGCATTCTGAAGAATTTAGCGATGCTGTTTGGACTAATATAGCAGCAACAATAACTGACAATGACGCTATTGCACCAGATGAAACTACCAGTGCTGATAAATTCGCATCGGATGCTACGGCAAGTCAGGCCGTGACATTAAGAAATGGCTCAACTGTTACCTCAGCCTCTCAAAACACAATGAGTATCTATGTTAAAAAAGCCGAAGCTACATTCGTTCAGTTCCATGCAAATTCTGGCGATGTTGCAAACGACCCAAGAGTGAATTATGACTTGACCAACGGCGTATTAGGCATTCAGGATGCTGATATTGATGATGCCACGATTACTGATGTTGGCAATGGATGTTATCGAGTTACTGCAACCATGACAGCCGTTGCAACTTCACTAGCGTTTAGATTTGCCATTATTCAATCTGCGACCGACACCCGCTTCCAGTCTAACTCGTGGACAGTCGGTGACGGTGTACACGTATGGGGTGCTCAATGTGAAGAACTGCCTTTCGCCTCAAGTTATAACAGAACAGAGGGTGCGCCTGCTGGGAGAGCGAGTGATGCGACAGTTGGAGAATTGTATATTGGTTCAGTGATGTCTGTAGATATTTTGTCTGCATATATTAACAGTCCAGAATTAGATTCATCAGGTAGAGTGGCTGTTAGCATAAGTGACAACACCACAGCCAATACGATAAATATTTACAACAGAAATGGTAGTGCAAACGGCTTATTTATTGAAAAAGATAATGTTACGCAGTTTGTTGACGATGGCTTCGCTATTACGGACAATTCTTTTACACGCACAATTGTCACAATTAAAGAGAATGATTCAGGCATTTATCAAAATGGCGATTTATCCGCTAATGATACGTCAATACTAGTGCCTGAAATATCTCAAATAAATATCGGCTCAAATCAAGCTGGAACAGGCTCTTTATATGGACATATTAAGTTGCTTAATATCTACGAGGAAGCCATGACAGCACAAGAGGTGATGCTTTACTCGAAGAAGAATCCGAAGCATTAGTAACGCTTGGCATTAATAATATAACGCCTGTTGTTGGGTTTGGATTAGACAATAACAAGATGCTAATGCTGTGTTTAACTCCGAGCGAAAAAGATACCTGTGATGACTTGTTCACCACACTAACAAACGAGTGGGACATTGTAGGCTTTGAAGGTGCAAGCGTGCCACAGGGTCAGGCGCTAGGACATCTGAAGACGATAAATATATACGATGAAAACGGTGACGTTGTAGGAGATTATACGCCCACAGAATTACATGGTATCGTTCATCGGTTTTCAGGACACCAGTGGGGATGGGAATAGATGGCACTCACTCCTAATCCTATAGCAACTGATAATCCTAGTGGGGCGCTGATAGGTATCAACAACCTGTTAACAGCAAGCTCTACGGGTGATGACGAGGTGTTGATGCCTAATACCTATGAGCGTATCACACCAACATCAGGTGCGTTTGCAGGCAAATGGAACATGGCAGCAGTAGCAGACGTTAACTATATCGCTATCGCTGCTCATACGCTCTCTGGCGAAACTTTGCTTATCCAAACTGCTCCCACTACGGGAAGCGGCACATTAACTGATGTGGAGTCAATTACGCTTACCGACAACAGCCCGATATTTATTTCGTTCGATACGAGAAACGTGCAAGAGGTTGTAATAACTTCAACACTATCCGCAGCCTCAGAGATAGGTGTTATCTACATGGGTCTGTCGATGCAGATGCCGAGCAGCATTTATGGCGGGCATTCACCAATCAATCTGTCTCAGAAAACAGATTATCAATCAGTGATGTCGGAGTCAGGAAACTTTTTAGGGAGGACAATTAAACGCAAAGGATTAGAGGGTTCGTTCTCATGGCGCTTTCTTGACG